CCCCCACAGTCAAGAGATGCCATTTCAGAGGGCAATTATCAACGGTATCAGTGATGCGATAATTGCACGCTGCCGGACAGCCTCGCGAACGGTCCGCTCCTCGCGTGCGCGACCCCCTGCCACTACCTAACCGCTGGTTGTATAGTGGCCCGCACTACCTAACCGCTGGTTGTATAGTCGGAGGCTTGCCCATCTCGCGACATGAATCATTCATATCGCGAGGCTGCCAAACGCTCGCGAACCGGCCGCCTTGCGTATCGCCTACCACCTCGCGAGATAATTAAAAAAATCCTAAAAAACCCTACAATTCTCTATAAAAAAACCTGAAAACTACCGAATCTTTTATTAAACGGTGAACGCCTCAGTTTGAATCATGGTTAAGGGCAGCAAGGCACGACTCGACCGCCGCCTCCGGCTTCGACAGGCAGAACCGGAACCGGAACCCAAACCGAAGCCGAAGCCGAAACCCGAACCGAAGCCACAACCCAATCCCCCGAAGAAAAGCAAGAAAAGCAAGAAAAGCAAGAAGACCAAGTGAAGGTCATCTTATCAACACATTGAAAAGTCGCCAGCCTCTCTGACTGTATGTGGGGGAGATTAGAAGAACGATTGGAATTGTGTTATGTGGTATCGGACTCGGAATACCTCTGGCACTTCTCTATATCATCAGCGTTGGCGGAGTGGATAACCCCACGGATGCCATCGCGCTCTCAATCCAAATCATCGAGAACATCGGCCCGTGGGCCTTCTTGATTGACGCTGTTATTTTCATCGTCTTGGCACGACTCATCTCACGCCGTATCAACCGCCAAAAGGAACGAAGCGACCACGAGGCCGATGATTGACTCGCCTCTGCTTGCCCCCACGCTGCCATGAATCCACGCTCACCGCCCCACTACTCATCGCGAGGCCACCACCACCGGCACTGAATTGGTCGCACGCGTGCGCGAGGGCCATAACGCAGTCGTTGTGCTTCCCCTTATCCGTGATTATTCCGCCCTCCCACACATGGGTTTCCAACTCTTCAAGAATGGCAATCACCACTTTGCGCGTCTTATCATCTCCATAGGGCCAGATGATTAGCCCCTGCTCAAACCATGAACGCAAGCGAGAGAGTAAGCCCTGCTTCAGAACCCGATTGTTCACCTTACTGGCCTTCAGGTTGATGCTGACCCTCCGCTGCTCAATGAGGCTGGCATACAATCTCTGAAAGCCAGCGTCTTCAACGGCGAACATCGGTCTGCGATACGATTCATTCATGCGCAGAATCTCATCCACCTGCTGCACGGGGCTGAAATCGTTGCGTCGCCACATATTGACGAAGTGGAGGTAGCCGTCTTCGTCTTGACGCATCACAACCATAACCGAGTAGTCTTGCCCGATACCGTGCGAGGGGTCAAAACCCACGACATACTGCCCACTCTCTTCGGCGGAGGGACACAGCACGGCATCCATGTTCATATTCGCTCGTGTGAGAGTGGAGGGAAACACGGCGGAGTCATCATCCACGACACGACACAGATACTCCTGAGCGAATGCCAAATCACCCATCGCTTCCTTCTGCTCCATCAGAAACTTGAAGGACCGTTGTTCAGGCCAGAGGCACACAGGTTCTACTCTATCGGGTTCAGCACGCCACTCATCGTAGTTGGTGATTGCCCCCTCTTTCCATGTCAGCCACGTCTTATTGCCGAACATCTCGGTATGATAGAGGTCAGTCATAGAGAGCGGTGTGCCGACGCAGAAAATCGAGGTCTGTGGGGATAGCATGGGGGTCAATTTCTTCCTGAACCAATGACGGACGTTTTCATCAGCGAGGTCGCCTAAGTCATCTAACACATCGTCAAGCACGATACTCGCTGGGTGTTCACCACGAATCGCGCTGCCCACACTCGTCGCTTTAATCCACGAGCCATTTATCAGACGCAGTTCCCACTTACCCCCACGCTTCTCGTCAAGGTATTTCCTCAACTCAGGATGCCTCCGCATGTCCTCACGGATTTCCTCAAGCCTGTTCGCAGCCAAATCCTTATTCGCACTGAATAGCCATGACGTGAAGGGCTTGCCCCGCCACTTCTTGAACAGCATGGAGTGGAGCATTTTCACACGCAGAGTGGTGGATTTGCTATGGTCGCGAGGCGCAATCAAGCATACGCGATGCACTTCCACGTCATCGGGCCTCGCGAACAGCGTCATCCATTCCTCGATGTGTGTGCCCCACGAATAACCTAGCCATTCATAGAAATGTCGAATGTCGGTGCGCGCACGCTGCATTCGGAAACTACTCGTGATATCCATAGTCATCGCCGTAGAAGTCCATACCGAAGAGGGGAAAGCCGACCCATTCAACAAGGAATGACAATAGGCTTTCAACATTCGTCCTGTTCAGATAGACGCAGGCATCAACCCCGCCAGCACGGAATACGAAGGCGAGTTTGTTCTCATCAGCCTTCATCTCATAGACAGCCATTTGTTTGCTATCATCGAACCAACCCTCTTCACTCATCGTTGCCACCATTAAGAGCAAGGAGAGTGCGGATTCCTAACCGCAAATCTGAGAAGACGTGGATTTCTCGCTCATGTGGCGACAGGATAGCCACCGGACAGGTCGGCTTATCACGAGGGAAGCCGATACTATCAGCGAAGCCATCAATCACTTTGTAAGAGCCGGGTCTGATAGCCCAACGCTCAACCCCATGTCTGGTGAACGGCTCGATGGTCGGTGTGTGATTATGACACACTACACCAATGTCGAAGTCTGCCTCGCCGTCTTCCCACATCTTCTTCACAACCCTTGCTGGGTGAAGGCTACTGTTGCCGCGTCGTTTATGCCTTACGCTGATGTGATATGGCTGATTACCCACCAAAACACGCATGTTCAACTCCGATTTGTGATAGATGGCCCCTATGTCATGCACTAAGTCACGCAAGGGGTCGTAGTCGGTAAGTGAATCTGTCCATAGGTCGTGGTTGCCTGCGACGACAGCAACCACCTTATCATTGAATATGGAGAGGTAGTGGCGGCAGAGTCGCCACTGTTGGCTGGGTGATGTAATCTGCCTCGTAGTGGGTCGTGGTTTATCTACACCCAGAAAGTTGTCTATGAAATCACCGCCATGAATGACATACAGGTTCGGCGTATCCGCTATGAGGTTAGCGTCTTCAGATAGCCTCTCATGGTCGCAGAAGCCGCTGCCTATGTGTTGGTCGGCAGCGAAGGCGATTCCGATGTAGCCCTCATCATGGAAACGGATTTCCGACCAGCGTGCGTCTTGATGGGCCTGTATCGCCTCCGTGCTTGCCCCCGCGACCGCGTCCCACAACTCTTCATCACTGGCACCATCACCGACATACTGCTCTGTCGTGAAACCTGTCTTCTCGCTACGCTTCAGTCGCCCCTCTGAACGAGCATTCGCTATACGATGCCGCCAACCCCTCATTGTGATATCGTCATTCTGCTTACGCAGACGCCTTGCGAGGTCTTCCCATTTGCCATCCCACTCATACGGAATCAAGTCGTTGGGGTCATTATTCTCAATCTCCGGCACTTCATTGGGGTGGTTAGTCTGAAAGTTTTGCCACGCACAACGCCACGCATTCGGGCTGCGTTCACCGGTCTTCAAGAACAGTAATCGCCCGAAGGCGAGGTCGTTTCCATCCCAGAGATTCAGATACGTTCTGATTGTATGCTCTGCTTCCACGAACCTACCGAGGTTAGTGTCGCCTTATCAATCCTACCTACGGTGTATTCATTTTGTTGCCCAGAAGGAATATCGAAAGAATTGGGTGATAGACTGCGAACCTACTTTCGTAATTCTGTTAATTCCCATAAGGCATAGAAAGATAGTATGTATCTAGTAGAGTAGTATGTTCTGCTATTCCTTACAGTATCTAATGGGAATTAACAGAATGCAAGCGAACCACTATACTGAACTGCATTCATTCTTTCAGTATTCCTTCTGGGTCACGAAAACAATTCCGAAGCACACGCTATGTGGTAGATTGAAATAACGGAGTTGGTCTGCTCTAATCAATGGATGATAGTGTTCTCGCTATTATGGCTCGTATGGACTACATACGCGATGATGTGACTGACATACGGCTGAACATGGCCGATATAGTCGGTGCCATCGGGAGGCACGGAGAACAACTCGTCAGTCTTGAGAGAATCACGGGTGAAGTGGCCGAAACGATGGAATGCGTATCGAAGGATATCAAGGACATTAAGAGCGGCCCCGTGTATGGACTCGACCACTTCATCACGAAGCGAGTTGCGCAGTTTACAGGGGGTCTGGGACTATTTGGGGTGTTCCTTTGGACTATTATCGTGCTTTTCCTCTGAGCCGTAGGGTTTATCAGACAACGCGGTGCTGCTGACAACATGGCTACATGGTGGCCCTTCGGGGGCAAGAAAACTGACGACCATCCGCAGATTATCGTGACTACGGCTGTATCATCTGAAAACAACCCGTTCATCGCTGGCATGAAGGATATCATAGACACCACCGACCCGCTTAGAGAAGACAGCAACTTCGACAACGACTTCGACCTCTTCGATGAGATGCTGAAACTCGACCCCGAATTGAATGGGGCCGTGCGCACAGTGAGCCTCACCGCGAACGCGTGGAGTATAGATTACCCGCGTGGGCGCAACGCTCGCATACGCGACGCCATCAGGGAACTCGTTGAAGAAACACTCGACTTCGATGATGTGCTGATTAACGCTATGCGCTCCCTCATGGTCTATGGAAACGATATCAACAAACTGGTTGGGCGTGCGGGTGAGGGCATCACAGATGTTCAAAGCCTGCCCATTAAACAAGTCACCATCATTGATGGTCGCAGCAGGCCGTTCACCTCCGGCAAGACAGACCCCATCATTGATGCCGACCACTACCTTCTAAGGGAGAACGTCGCTGGTATTGGTGGTGAACAGCAATTCCTTAGCAGCGAGATATGGCATATCCGTATTGACTACCGCTCTAACTGGTTCAAGGACGATAAGAGTCGGTGGACGTATGGTGTATGGGGAGCCTCACGCTTTTCCAGCCTCAAGCAACCCATACGGGCAAAGTGGAACAGCATCAACAATCGGATTGCGTTAGAAGACGCTCTCACAAAGCAATTCATCACGATTAGCAGCAAAGCCACTGAACATATCCAAGACCCTGATGAACAGCGCGACCGCCTTAAGCACATCATGGATGAAGTAGTATCAACACTTGAAGCCCTGCGTGGCGACCAAGTGCCCATATTCCCCGACTTCGTGGAGATGCACTTCGTTGATACGAGAAACAGCCTTCCCGACAACAGTGGCTTCCTTGACAGCGTAAATGCAGGCATCGCCGCCGTGCTGCATGTTCCCCGTGTCGCAGCAGGTCAAGAACGTGGCTCGACCTTCTCTGCGACCTTCAATGCGAATATGTGGGCCGTGCAAGCCGTTCACAGACTTCAACAGGTCATAGTGGAGTCCGTTCAGGAATTGTTCAGCAAACACCTTGAGTTGCTCGGAATCCCCCACCGCAAGAAGGATATCCCCCGAATCCTATTCGATAGTGTGGATTACGAAACTGACTTCGATAAGGTGCGCCGCGCCTCAATGGGCTACTCTAGCGGGCTAATCACACTCAACCAAGCACTTGAAGTGCTGAACCTCCCCACCATTGGCAAGGGTGGTGATGAGCGCATCGAAGAAAATAAAACACCCAGCGATATGCCACCACCCCCGCGACAGAAAGAGCAGCAGACCAATAGGCCCGATACTCAAGACGAGGTGGACTGATGCCGAAACCCAATCCCGGTGAGTCAAAGGCTGATTTCGTCAGTCGTTGCATCCCCGCTGTCATCAATGATGGCACCACCGAAGACCCCGGACAGGCAGCAGCCATATGCTACTCACTATACAACGGGAAGGCAAACCTTGAAGAAACAAACGATACTGACCTTGATAACATGGCAGAAGACGAAGTTTGTTGTCCTAACTGCGGTAGTGGTGAAGAACCCTGCTGTGAAGCAGATAAACACCCCGACGACTGCAAGCCCGGATATCACATGAAGGATGGGCGGTGCCAGCCAATCAGTGTGCGACTCAGCATCAAATTGGATGGTGCATGGGCCACCGCAGAGGCAGATACGGGTAAGCCCGTAATACGCATCACGGGAACGGCCTTTCACGAGGGCATCAACGCAAACGGCTGGGGAATCACCAAAGAGGCGGCTATACGCCTCGTGGGTGAGATGCTCGACATGGACATTACACTGAATCATCCCGAACCCGACGCTGGTGGCTTCAGCCGCAACATGGATGGCGGCGTCAATGAGGCAGTCGTCGGATACATCACAGAGGCCAGCATTTTCAAGGACGAAGAGGAAGAGTGGGAGGTTGGATTCTCCGCCGAAATCCACCGCATCGAACTGTTTGAGGCGTTGGAGTCGGGGCTTTGGCTCCGTGACGGATACGGTGTAAGCATCGGTGGAACCGGTGTTCCAGATTCCATCGTAAGTCACAGCGACGGCACCACGGAGATATGGTTCGGTGAAGACTTCACACTAGACCACCTCGCGATTGTCCACCGGCCAGCATATGAACGAGCCGTGATTCACAGCGTTGAGCGGATAGAGTCCGCGATATCACAGTATATCGAAGTGGACGAAACCCCTCCCGAAATAGAGGTTTTGACGGAAATTACTGCCTCGGATTCAAAAAGCCTTAAATATCAGTCTATGAATGCCTCTAACAACCGAGAGGCGAACACCATGACTGACGAAACTATCGTTGAAGACTCCCGCGATTGGGAAGCCGAGTTTGAGGCTATGCAAGCGGAGATTATTCTGAAGAACGCTGAGATTGACGCTTTCCGTGCATCGGAAGCAGAGAAAGAAGAGGCAGCGCGACAAACTCTAGTGGATGAGGCAACCGAAATTGGTCTGAAGGGCCACGAAGACCTATCCGCTGATGTAGTCGCGAGCCTGATTGAGTCGTGGCAGCAAGCGCAGCCCGAAGAGGCACCAGCCGAGATGAAGCCGGTCGAGAGCGGCTTCGTTGCCGAAGACGTTGTAATCCCCGAAGGTGCGCAGGTCATCGTCGCCAATTACTTGAATAAGCAACTCATTGAAACCCCTGAGCCACTTTACGCTCGATGCTACAACGCATGGGTTCAAGCGTGGAATGGCACACTCGCAACCGACGAGGGCGGCCATCGAGCGCAGACATATGAGGAACTGAACAGAGGTGGAAACTGATGGCATACGGAGAAGGAGCAGACCCACGCAACGCAACACTCGTCACGGCACAAACCGTGGCTGGGGTAGGACTACTACTGAAGCACAACGGCAGCGACCTGTGGCAAGTCACAGGTTCAGCAGATTCCTCGGTAGCACTGGGAGTTTCAGCAGACGAATCGAATCGCGATGCGGCTGGTGATTTGCAGACTGCCGCCGGAGCAACGGTTTCATACTACCCGATGGGTGGCGTTCTGATGGTGGCATCAGAAGCCCTGACATGGGTGACTGGCGACCTTGCATACGCATCTGGCACCGGTCTATGTGACAAGACTTCAAGTTCACAGAAAGCCATCGGAGTATATGTCGGAGAGGGTGAAACCGCCGCCGCAGGTGCTTTGATAGCAATTAATACAAATAGCGCGGTGGTTGCTTAAAGGAGATGATGGAAAATGGCAAATGAAACACTAGAACAGATACTGAACGTAGAGGCTGCTGCTGGTCCCTTTGGGAAAGGTGACGCCGTGCTTGAACAGACACTACGCGACTTCATTCAACTTCAGTCGAATGTCATGGCGATTGGGACCGACCTCATGGGCGTCCGAAGTGTTGGCTGGACTACCTTCAAGTGGTATACTGGTGTTGAGGGAACATTCACCTATCCCCTTGATGACAACGCTGTGGTAGACCCGACAAAGGTTGGAACCAACTCATACTCCGTTTCTCTCCAAAAGGGACAGGGACGATGTGTGTTCCTCGACAGTGTGCAACTGCGTGGCGAAACGTGGGAGAACCTCGACCGACAGCAATTGGCGATAGTCCGAAACCGTGCTGACACCATAGACAACCACATTCTCACCACCCTGTATGAAGCAGCCGGTCAGACGACCGCTGTTGGCTCAGGCAACGAGTGGGACACCGCCAACGAGAACGCAGAGTCGGATATCCTGACCGCTATGGACTTGCTGTTCGCTAACGCAAAGGTTAGCGGCAACGAGCCTCTAGCCCTCGTGGTCCCTGCGGCTCACCGCAGCGTTCTGCTGAACACCACCCTCTACGGGAACGTCGTGCAGAGCCTTGAGGAACACCTCGCTGGCATCGCGAACCTGCGAATCTATTACACCCGTGACAGCCAATTCGATGATGCGGCTATGCTGCTCATTCCGGGCGCAGAAACCGGAGAGTTCTTTGAGTATAACGGCCCCGGCTTCATAGAAACCGAATTGACTCGACTACCCGGTGTTGGCTACGATTGGTTGCTGACCTCATACTTCGGCTCCGTGATTCACGAGAGCCAAGATGGAGCCTCGGCTGGCCTCACCAACCGGATTGTCACGATTACGAACATCACGGCTTGATTGCGGGGAGCGTGAAGCCACATGGCTGAAATCCCAATAGCAGACTTCAACGAAGCATATGCTCGCCGTAAGGCCGGTAGTAAGCGACTCAGCAAAGAAGTAATCGAAGCCGTCCGTGCTTGCTCATCTCGCGCAGAGGTTCGCGATATTCTAGCAAACCCCCCGAAGAAAGAGCGAGTGAGCAAAGCGAAGAAGGTAGTGAAGTCCGATGACAAAAAGCAGTAAAGCGAGTCTGACTAAGCAACTACGGAATAAGGGTATACCTATTCCTAGTGGGGCTACAATCACGACCCTCAAGCACCGCCTCGATAATTGGGAGGGTGGTTCTGGATACCTCTTCAGGCTCGCGAAGGTTCCCAACTCGACTCGCGAGAGTCCAGCGCAGCACCTCATCCCCGGCGAAGTCTGTTGGGTTCCCAATAGTGAGTTTGCTCGCGATATTTTCAAGACGAAACTCGTATTCTATCTGGGTCGCGTTAGGGAATGTCCAAATAACGCAACTCTGGTTGATGTGCCGGAGGAAGGTTAATGGCAGTCACAAACGCTCAGATTCGCGACCTCTTGAATCGTCCGCGTGGCCTCAACGAAGGCACAATCACAGAGTATGTCACCATCCGCACCAATCAGGTGACGAAGGCTGCTCGTGGTTCACTATACGATGTGGCAGCCGCCAATCAAGTGACGGACGCTATGAAGGATGACGCCGTGAAGTTTCTCACAGCCGTTGATTGCCTTCGTGTGATGATTGATACTATTCCCTCCTATGTCGCAGAGAATGAGCAGAGGCAGCAAGACATACGATTGAGAACGCAGTTGGTTTCGATGCAAGAGGAAGCGCAAGCAACGCTCGACGCCATAGCAGGTGCAGGTGGAACTGCGTTCTATGTCACGAAAACTCGCTCACGCTCTGATTATCAGCCGTGAGGTATTGCATGACTACATATAAATGGGTAGGTGACGGCGGGGCAAACCTCGCAGGCACAGCCGCCTGTTGGAATCCATCGGGTGTTCCGGGCGCATCGGACGATTGCGTGTTAGACCATACCGCATCGCGAGTCTGTAATTGGAACATAGCAGCCGTCATTTCTATTGACACCACGGGCTTCACACCTGCCTTGACTTTCAACAATGATGTGGCCCTGCAAGGTCTGACGTTGGACTGCACTATCACGGGCACATCAAGGACGCTCAGGTTCAGAGGGATAGCGAAATACACCGACCACTACATCAAATTGGGTGCCAATGCTGGCTATACCGACATTACTCAATTCACCTTCAGTATCAATGCGACCGCCGCCGGTCTGCCGATTAAGTTTGATAACGGCCTCTATCCAGCAGTCGCTCTCGTGACGGGCGGCCATATCACACCAACATATCTAGCACCCACGGTGGCAAACTCGACAACGGCGACCATGCAATCCCTCACCGTTGGAACCGGTGTGACTTTCAGCCCACGCGTTCCCTATACTCCTACCGACGACGACCGAGCAAAGGTCTTCAATTTTGCCACTTCAACCAATTTGGTTTGCACGGCTCTTACATTCGATGGCGGCGTTGCGAAGTGGCAATTCCTAGCCAAAGCCGCTCCCGGATACGACCTCCCCGTGACAGGCGATACTACTAACTACGGTTCTTCTAGCACCTTCACGAGTCATTTCAAGGATATAGAAATCAGGGCTGGCACAGGCGGTCAATTCTGCACTATGCCAACAGGAACTCGGCTAGTCCTTAACGACTTCAAAATTGGGGTAGGGGCAGCACTGAAACTCTATCCGAACCACTCTGTCACAGGTGGGGGTTGTATGGTCTATTGCGTGAACAGGCCAGCCATCGAAGGAACGTGGGACTTCACACAGATTGCAGATGGCATTTACATCAGCCCCCGTGATACAGATGTTGCGGGAGTCACATATGGGGGCACCGGCAACATTGGGTTTCCCCCCAAATCACTACTCGTAGGTGCAGGTAATGGGCCACTAACGGCTCTTGCCCTCGGTTCTGCAAGTCAAGTGCTATCCGTCAATGGTGCAGGGAATGACATTGAGTGGGCTGCCGCTGGTGGTGGTGGGTCACAGAATGTGTTTTCAACGATTGCTGTTGCAGGGCAATCAAACGTCGTTGCTGATACAACAACAGACACATTGACCTTCGTTGGTGGAACCAACGTCACACTCACTACTGATGCAACAGCGGATTCCGTCACGATTACTTCAGCCGATACAAATACTCAACTCACCCAAGAACAGGTTGAAGATTTTGCCGGTGCTCTGGTCGCTTCCGGCGGGACGAAAGCAGGCATTACTATCACATATCAAGACGGAACAGGCGATATGGACTTTGCGGTGACACCCAATTACGGAGCAACAGCAATTACAGAGGTTGTTCAAGAAGTTAATCTCGGCGCACCCACAATCAACGCCGCTACTACAATGCTCATCGTCAATGGAGGGGGTTCATACACCTTACCTGTTCCTACTGCTCCCCATCGGATGAGGATTCATGCTACGTTTGCGTCTGGATGCACTTTGGTTGCCACAGGTGGAACGACGATAAACCTCATCGGAACAACCCTCACTTTGAATGACCCAACGGGTGGAGCCGACCTCTTTTGGATTCCCGCAGGGACAGAATCATATACCGGCCCACCCAGTTGGTTTGTAGCCGGTGTTTACAGCCCAAGCCAAGACCCAGCAACGGTGGTGACTTGATGAGTGGAAGAAGGGGTAAAATCGTGTATCAACCAGCCGAAAAGTGCTTCTCGCGGGTAAACATTGAAGAAACGCCCTATGGGTATCGTTTATACAGGGACGGAGAAAGCAGGCACTTCACAGTGATACCCCATAGCGCGGTGAAGGAAGTGTTGTTCTTCAGGGAGGAAGAGAAATGATAGAAATAGAAACATGGATAGCCGTTGCTGTCGTGATTCTGCCGGGTCTGGCTTGGGTCATTCGGCGTTATCTCGTCATCATGGCGGATGGAATCGTGACACTGACTGAACTGCTGGAAAGCGTCGTTGATGCAATTCCCGTCATCAACTCGATTGTTGATGACGTGGAAGAAATCATCGAAGAAGACGATGAAGAGTGAGGTGACGGAATGACATACTATTGCAGCACGGCGGATATTGGGTCAAGGTTGGGTCTTGACAGCGCGCAACGCGACCGCGCTGGCACTCGGCTTACTTCCTCGATTCGTCGTGCCAGCATTGACATAGACCAGACGTTTCGTGATTACGGACGTGATGTGCCGAGTAAGGCCACCGCTGAAACGACCGCCAATGGAGTGATTTCTGCTGGCGATACTACTATTACACTCACTAGCGGAACAGCATTCTCAACTGCTGGCAACGGTAATGTGGATGGTGATTCCTTCGTATGGACCGGCAAATCCACCAATGACCTAACGGGTGTGACCGGCATTTCCTTCGACCACGCAACTCTCGTGACCGTTCAAGAGGGTGAGTTTGCCCATGTCATGCGTGAGATATGTGCAGACCTCGCAGCCGCATACTACCTTGAAGACGAGTCCACATTTCAGACGAGTGGGCCGAAAGGAGGACTTCGTGGGAATGTGCTTCAAGAGCGTGGGTGGAGCAACCTGCGCAGGCTCGCTCATCTAGGAACGGTGGATTAAGTATGCCAAAGTCCTACGGCCCCGGTGCGGGTAGTGCCCCCGGTATCTCATTCAAAATGAATGTTAATGACAAAGAGTTCCGCAAAGCCCTACACAAATTGAAACAAGACGGACCAAAGATAACCCATGAGGTTCTGAAGAAGGCGGTGATAGACCAACTGAAGGATACGAAGTCGTGGTTGGTGGAGCAGGCAGGTGCTTTCGGAGGCGTCAAGGCTCCCGGTTGGGAAGGAAACCCTGCAAGCGAACACGCGTATGTGAAAATCGCCAAATCGTTGTTCTACGATGATAAGCGGGGTAAGGGATTTCTGCGTATTTTCAGTGGGCCGGATTACAAAATCGGCGTCAAAGGCTCGCGAATGTCACAGAAATACGGCGACGTGAGCCTCGCGAAAATCCACGGTGGCGGCGGCGGTGCCAGACCCTTCGCTTATCCAGACAACCTACCTATGAAGGTGCGTAGCAGCGTGCCCTACTATGTCGGAACGGGTAAGGCTGGCAACTGGTCATCCCACATGAAACTCAAGGGCATACACCCCGGCTTCCCCAATGCTAATTACCCAATGGTGGATTATGCTACACATGCAGAGCAGGGTGTTCACGATAAGTGGGTGGAGGGTATGATTGATGCGATAATGAAATATGGCAAGAGGTATTGGATGGGGGGGTCAATAACATGAGCATCGCGACCTCTTCTCAATTCTGGGTTAGCCGTGTGAATGCGGAAGACCCCAGCGCACTCACGGGTGAGTTCAACGATGTGTGGACTCGCTCTGCTGGCTCTGCCCTAGATGGTGCAGTCAGTAGCAGCGAACCCTTCTTCTGGGAGATTAGCAGCGGCAACGGGGGTCAGACGTGGCGACAGACCCATAGCAGCACCGCCTTGACCCTGATTGCTGGCGTCAAGTTTGTGACGGCTCCCTCCAATGCGGCCGTCATCATGGCTCTCGATAATGGCACGCATCGAGTGGAGGTGCGTAGCAAGGGCACCACCGCTAAACTCGACCTCGTGGGCACTACCACGAAGACTACTCACGACCTCGACCTTGACTTAGGTGATGATGCGGCCGTTCCCGTTCTGCTACGCCTCACTCTAGCCAGCGACGGCACGGCACGACTCTACATGCGTGAAATCATCGAAGACGATGATGCTGCCACTCACTATCTCCAAGTCACAGGTAGTAGCACCAGTGCGCAAGAGGTTCTATGGGGCAACACTAGTGGGGAGGTGCATTGGGCCAGCGTGTATTTCACGCATCATGGGGCTTTCGACCCGGATGAAATGGACATGGCTGATTGGGTCACGAACACCCTACTTCAGACGGGCATGAATATCGTGCAGACCCTCAAGGACAGCAAGCGGTTTTTCCTGAACACCCACGTCCGAGATAGCGCAATCCGCTACGGATACGACATATCCAGCAAAATGATTTCACGCATCAAACCACCCAGCGTCCACGTCATCGTGCAGCGTGCCGAATCCCCTGAGTTTCTGGCCCTCGGAGGCACCCGCACCGACCAGCGATACAGCGTCGTGTGCTACATCACCACGAAGGGCACAGACTATCGCAACGCATACCGCATGGGTGCGAGTATCGTAGGCGAAGTATTCGATGAACTCTACACCAATACCGGACTCAATAGCGGCGTGGACAGCCTCGTTTCCTATTCGGCTACGCTGGATACGAAACTCGATGATGACGAAGTGGTGTGCGTTCACACCCTCGATTTCTCATATATGAAGAAAGTGAACATGCTCAGACGTGGATGAGAACCTTTATCAATCACACGCGCGTAGTGACAATCACCCAGAGGAAGACCCATGACTACATTCGCAAACAGATACGTTGGGATTGGCCGTGAATCAACTTTCGGAAATGCAGTCACCTCCGATGCTTACGGCGAAGTCAATGATGAATCATACTCGGAAAACTTCGATGTTCTCACGCGTGCGGATATCACACGCTACGGAGCGGAGAAGGCAATAGACACGAAGCACTACGCCACAGGTAGTTTCACCCTGCCCCTTCAGCCTGACTTCTTCGTAATGAGGCTATTACATGGTCTTTACGGCACACATACTCAAGGTGCCACACCCGGAGTAGAAGATACTCTTACTGAAGTGGTTTCAGTAGACCTTGATTCATACACGGTCAGGATTGGCCGAGATGATAACGCCCATGAGTTTGCGGGACAAGTCGTTGAAAGCGTCGCCATCAGTGCATCCATCGGTGAATACGCCATGATGACAGCGAACCTGACAGGTAAGGGAGCGAACACCACCCTCGCCTCTCTCGTCACTCCCTCTTACGACTATGCGGGAGATGCAGCACACTTCGCAGGTGCGTATGTCAATTTTGAAGACCTCGCGACCAACGCAGCCTATTCATCTCTGGTTCAGAGCATTGACTTTGAAATCACTACCGGCCGCGACCTCGATAACTCATATACTCTAGGCTCCAATACCTGCGCTCGCGCACCACCGATAACCCTTCGTGAAATCACCGGCTCAATCACTTTCCATAAAGCCGTTCTCTCCGGTGATGTAGCAGTTGATGAGCCGCACTATACGGAATTGCTTGCGGGGCTACTTCACGATGGAGATGCCTCTAATCCCGCAATCTCCATTCTGTTTGAGGTGGACGCTCTCAACTACCTTCGATTCGACTTCGCCAAAGTCCACTACGGCGTGCCGGAAACCAGTATCAGTGGTCGCGATTCGCAGACAATGACTGTTCCTTTCACGGCTCTTTATGATTCAACCTTGACGGCTATGTCAGTAGTCACCTTTTCCTCGGAATCAATCAAACTCAAGGGCGGCGGAGCAACCGACATGGACGCCTGATAGGAGGCGTTTAGATGGCTGGAACACATGTAATTTTTGACAAGGATAAACTGACGGTTAGCACCGTCACAGGGACGCACGCTACTATTGGAGCAGCGATACAAACCCTATTGAAAGGGGCTACTTTCTCAGCCGGTGATAAAATAGTTGAGATTAACATATTCAAGAAATCAGCAGGTAATAACTATGTGGCAGTAATCACATGGGAAGCCATGTGATAGAGAGTAGTAGTGTAGTGGGGAGATTTGAAAAACGGGTAAGAGAATGTCGAACAGTCAGAAGGCGCGTGACTTGCGCCAACTGCGTAAGCAGAAGGCCAAGCAGCGAGCCGGAGGCGACGACCTAGAGAAGTTGAAGAAAGAGATAGAGAGAGTGATGCAGAATGCCAGTATTGAAGAAAGAAATTGAATTGGATGATGGAACGAAAATATGGGTTAAGCAAGCCAGCGGGATGCTCAAATTGAAAATTGAAACCCTGCAAGCAACAGCCTTCCGAAAGTTTCGTCACTTCGGTCTTGACCCGACTGAATGGACCGACGAACAACAGGAAGAGTTTTCTTCCGCCCTCGATACTGCGGGTGGGGGAATGAGCGACCAAATCTCTGAATGGATACCGAACTGCATTCTGGATGAGAATGTGACTGCGGATGACCTCACCAGCGAAGAACTGCGTCGCATTCTGCTGTTCGTGCGGGGTGACGATTCCGAAGGCTCTGTCCCTTTGGACAACTGAGCATGGTGGCTCCAACGCTATGTAGTGCATTTAAGGGGGTAATGCCAAGCGATTTGTTCCGACGTTATGATTGTGAAGGTGGACAAATTATGCTGGCATTCGACATGGAAATTGCTGCTGAAATCAGCACGAGAATATTAGAGCAAACTACGGAGTCGCGAAGCGGCTCGCGAGGCGCAAAGAGCGCGGTCGCGAAGCGTAATCAGCGTCGCGAAGAGAGAGCAAAGCATGGCATGACCGGAGGGGAGTTGGGGGAACTTCTAAGTGACACCTTCGACCTTGATAAAAGCGAGTAGGTGATAGCATGGCAAGAGTAGGTGGCGCACGGATTTTCTTCGATGTAGTCGGACAATTCCAAGCGCAACGCCTCATCAATGATGCTCAAGCAAACATGACGGTTCTAGCCGGTATCTTCATGGATGCTGCTGATGCCATATTTCAGGGATTCACTGGACTATTCGACTCGATAGGGGCGGGAGTTGAAGAGGTCGTCACGACCTTCATGGAGTTTGAGGAACAACTCGTGCGGGTGCGCAAGTTCTATGGTGGATTGACCGAGGAAACCGATGCCTTCGTAGTAGCAAGCGTTGAGTTGGGTAAGGCATTCGGTTTCTCAGGCGACCAAGCCCTCAAGTCATCCGCGAAAATGGCCCAACTCAAGGCCGTGCTGGGTGAATCACAGGCTGTTATCGCCGGAACCGAGATGGGTCTGTTGTTCGCAGCAATTGGTGAGATGGAAACCGAGCAGGCCATGAATCGCCTCATCAATTTGGCGCAGCAGACGGGCTTCATATACGGAGAACTGGGTAAAGAAGTCTATGACCTCATGGATGCGGAAATGAAGGCCAACGTCCTACGTCAGAACACGATACGCATTCTCGACCAACTGAACTCCGTTGAGAACAGCAGCGTTGCCACTATGGAGCAAATCACATTCACACTGAATCAGTATGCGTCGCAGGCTAACCTTGCTGGTGAAAGCATCGGTGAGATGGCTGCCATGTCAGCCCTTCTCATCGAGTCGGGTGAAGAGGCCACCAGAGCGGGAACCGGTATGCGTATGATGTATCAGCGACTAGCCAACGAAGGCACCCACGCCTCAGATGCCATCGCTGAATACCTCGACGGTATCGAAGCCCAAGAGGTTCGCACGATGAGCCTGACTGAAGTTCTAGGCCACCTATCCGGTGTCTGGAATGAACTCTCGCAAGAGCAACAGCAGAACCTAGCAATCTCCGTGGGTGGTGGTCGTCACTACGTTAAGTTTCTCAAGTTGATAGAGAACCACACCCGCCTAGTCCAACTTCAGGGTGCTGCTTACCGAGGGGTTTACAGCGCGATTGATGAGTTCAACATCAGGCAACAGTCTTCGTTCTTCCAACTTCAGATACTTGAGGCTGAGATATACGACGTGAAACGGGCCATCGGTGAGGAACTCGCACCAGCATACGTTGATGCACAGGAAGCACAACTGAAGTTCTGGGGATATGTGGAGAAGGTCATCGAGAAGGAATCTGGAAAGAGGTTGGCCGAGAACGTAATCCAAATGAGCGCGGTGTTTGAGCAGGCGAAGCCGGTGGTTGATTTCACATTGGGTCTGCTCTCGATGATAATTGCCATGTCCACCCTGCATGTTATCATCAGGGCTACTCGTGGTGAAGTGGATTACCTCTCACAGTCTTATGCTAGGACTGCCCTGCAAGAGTCTGCGGCCAGCGCGATTAAGATGCAGAGCGTCAAAATCAGGGGAGCGAATATCATGGCTATCAAGGCTGAAACAGATGCTATCGGACTCTTCGCGCAGAGAGCCTACGAAGGCTCGACGCGGGTGCAAATGGGCCTCATGGCCGAATACAAAGCAAGGGAGATGGCAATTGAAGTTATCATCGCGAAGGGTGAGGCAGAGAGTTGGGGTCGCGCTTCAACTCTTAACCACCTTGCAGCACAGGCAAGCCTGAATTGGGAATTGAAGAAAACCATACTCGTAAATGCGGATTTGAGGGTCATCTTACAGGAGAGGTGGTTTGCGGAGAAGGCGGTAGCGGCAGAGATGGCAATACAAGCGGATGGCATGAAAATCTGGCGAGAGCGTGACATCGCGTTGGTGCATTCACAGGCCCGTGCGCGCGAGAAACTCACGGCTCAAATCATGGCAGAAACGACTGCGATGAGCAACGAGATTGTTCTAGGTAGGGAATTGGCGAAGTCCACTATTATTGGTCTTGAAGCGAAAATGATTGGGATACAGACCACAATGTTAGAAGCGAAGGGGAGAATAGCGGCCATAGTTGCCATGCGCGCTGAGAGAATCGAGCGTGGTGAAAATATCCCCATCATTGATGCCGAGATTACATCGTTGCAGGCGTTGATAACAACATTGGGTGAGGAATGGCTGAGTCTTGAACAGGTCGTTCTAGCCAGCAGGCAAGCGGGGGCAGCGCGGATGGCATCAATAGCCCCTACGAGGGTGGCTACTATGACAACGCTCAAATTGGCAGCCGCCAACTACACTCTCAGAAACGCCTTCAGTGCCGTCAATAAAACCCTGATGATATTTTCGATGGTTATGATGTTCGCAGGCGACCAACAGAAAGCGATGAAACTGATGATAGGTAGTATGGCATTTATGATGGTATCCACTTTGATTCCCTCTATCAAAATGGCAGACCTCGCTACGAAGAAATGGGCACTCAGCACAACTGCTGCTACTGCTGGAATCAACCTCGTTGTTGCTGCTATCGCAGCGTTGGTAGCCTATGGTGTTTACAGGATGCTGCCCGATACCATCGAAGAAGATAACGTCCAACTATACGAGATGGAGAGTCGTCTGCTCTCCATAAATGGCCTACTCAACGATGTTCTCGCGAAGGGCGACCAATACCTTATCCCCGAAGAGTTCTGGGGCTTCGACCCAGCAGCAGATATCATCTCAGGCAAGACCTTCGATGACCTGCGAGAGAACGCAGATTTGGCGTTGGATGCAGCCGATGTTCTCAAGGCCAAGAGGGATGATGTAAAAGCCGCATTCGACGCTGCCACGGCGTCAGAAAATGACTCACTGGCGGCCTCACTTGAAAGCCAACTGACAATGTGGGATGACTACTACAACGATGTGGATTCCATCGCGCAGGCGCATCGCGATAGGCAGTCAGCGTTGGCGAGGAAGGAATGGAGTGACCGTAGGATACTTGAGGAACACTTCTTTGATGAAATGTCACAACAGGTCACATATCAGAAGGGTATGCGACAAACAACATCAACACCGGAAGTGCCAGAAGGATACTGGATGGGTGGGGTGTTCTACAAGGACATACACGCGGTGCGGGATTTCTTGTCACAATATACCGATGCCAGCATTGACTCCAACAAAGACGTAATCAAAAACTTCAAGAAACTTCAAGACGACCAGATATTCTACTACGACTCCACACTAGCAAGTGTGAGATATATGGAGCAAGAACGAGTTGAGATAGTGCAGACAGCCAATGAGATGATACTTAACGACATGGAATCCTTCGCGAACAATCGCGAGGAACTGTTCTGGGGAACTCGCGAGAACATCACGGGCGCACTATACAAGACGATTCAACAGGGGCAGATTGAGAACCTGCTATACAAAACGGAGATTATGAACATCAACAACTTCTATGGTATCACGGTGGATGAAGCAGTTGAAAGAGTCATGGAAGGTATAATGGATTCACTGAGAAAGTCAGGTATTCCGGGGTTGTGATGATGAGAGCGGTAGATAGGGATTACACCTTCTGGCTTGCTGGATACTACGACGATTTCACGAATGCTCGTGCCGTCGCTGACGACCTCAACGTAGCAGATGTGGAGGGTGACGCATACGACCACGCGAAAACACATCACGGTGGGGTCTGGCGTGGAGAGTCCTTCCTCAATCCCCGCTTCCGTTTTTCATTCCCCGACCGCGACCAGACAGCACCCTATCTCTCCACTGATACTCTCGGTGCCTCTCACCTCCCCAGCATTCTAATAGACGCCACTCAGAAACTCAAACACAACGAGGGAATCCACGAGTGGCTTACACTGGATAGGACGCGAGATAACGAAAGCAAGTGGGAGGGTCGCGCTCAGTTGCAGTATCCGTGCAGCATAGTCGCGAACAGGCAGCAGTTCAATCGCGATGCCTCATTGGATTCATACACGGCTTTCTGCAACGGCAACGATAGCAGCGGGACATACTACGCATGGACGGGTGATACCGATTCCAGCGACGGTCGCGCATGGACGTTCAACATGGATGGAGTCTTCGGTTCAGGTAGCAACAAGTTCCGTGCCGCATGTGGTGTGAACCAACAGGCCGACACCAGCGATACGAAACGGATGCTCACCTCCTTAGCCGGGACTTTCATTGGTGAACGCCAAACACGATATGTGAACGATAAGGATTATGCGATAGACAATATGTTTCCCATCACGAGTCCAGCAGGCAAACCCTTCCTAATCATGCAGTTATATTCTAGCACGGCTTCGACGGATACTCTGCTGACCTATGATGGTAGACTCAACTGCAAGGGAATTGAGGACACCTTCACCATGCGTATCGCATGGCATAAGAACGGTGACGCAACAATCACCGACTACAAACTAGAGATAGGCTTCGATGACAGCGATGATGCACTCACAATCAACAAATCTACGCTGGCGTTTTCTCGCACGGTGCCAGCAATCACTCTCGATTTCAACATGGCAGATTTGGGGGCTGCGCCGATGCGGTGGTATCAGTGGGAGGAAGGGATGGAGAATGTGATAGACAACGATGATATCTGGTATGACATTGACGTTGTTATGGATTACACCACCCAGCGATACACCGCTTACTACAATGGTCTTCCTCTCACTGGTGCTACCGCCTTCGGAACCAAGCCAACGGGGGGTAGTTGGGTGCCAACCGATTTACATGGCTGGCGTTTGGGTGTCGCTTACACGCTCGGCTCTGATGGCTACCTTGATTTGTCCACTTTGATTGATAGGGTCGGACTCGTCGTTCCCCTCTCTGATGTTCCAGACGCAGTAGGAACCCGCACCCCAATACCCGATTTCAAGTATACTACACGCAGCAACGGGATTTCATCTGTCACCTTGACACTATCCGATGATGGAGATGACCTCACGATTACACCCCTAGTGACAGGCAACGCCTTGAGTGAATGGTGGCTGCTGGCTTTCCGTGACAACATCAACCGACCATTCTGGCGTGGCCCCATTGAACGAGTATCTCATAAGCAAGACAGTGCCGAGCAAACACTAGATATCACAATCTCTGCGACAGATGCACTCAGTCTGCTAGGGCGGCAGATACCGGTATGGGAGGTTGGGCAGGGCACTGGTAAGACCATGACACGCCTCTCCACCGTGGGTGACAGTATCGAGAAGCGTGTCAATGAGGTGACAGGCATGAAGAACGCCATGAGGTTCGGCACGGCTAAACTGAACATGACGAATGCGACTATCGGATACGATATCGTCAGGTTCTCAGCATACAACGAAGTGAGCAACCAGAGAACCAGCCTATACTCTGGGCACCCGATTCAAATGTATGTGAACGAAGACGATGCTGGCCCCAACAGTATCGAGCATGAGTGGGATGGTGGGGGGAGTTCCACTTACGCCTCCACATACAAACTTCAGGACATTCTATTTTTACGCGTGACTAACGTGGGTGGGAGTGATTACCTAGAATTGTATCACACCAGCGAAGCATTCTCTGTCAGTGATGTGCTAACGGTAAAAGGAACCACGGTAGATGCTGCCAACCACACAGTTGATACCATCAACTCTTCACTGACAAACGCTATACCCAACTTGAAACTAACCACCATCATAGATGGAGGCACACCATTCTCTGCTGGGTATGCTGCCGAAGAGTATTCGTGGACGAGTTTTGAAGACGTTGATGCCGTAGGACAGAATGCCGGTCCCGCCATTGTTGAGGCAACTCTTTTATCTGGCACTCATACTATCGCTGTCGGTGACGTATTAACCAACATCGGGAGAATTACTGCGGTTGGGGGAACAGATGTATGGTTGTTGGGAGAAGCCATCACTGTCACGGCCGTTCCGTCGAATACGAAGATACACTTTGAGGCGGATAATTGGCCCTACAATGCTGCCGTTGCCTCCCAATCTTCAGGTCATCTCACAGCAGCACCCGCTTCCGGTAGGGCTACACATTGGGGGGCAGCATCGAACCACATCACAACAGAGGTTCCGGCTGTCGTTTACAGGACAACCTATGACACCATAGCGACGGCTGCAAACTACGCTCTCGTGGAGAATCGCAGTAATCACAGCCGTTGGATACGCGACCTCGCGAAGTCAGCGTGGTTCAAGGCGCAATTCGGAATCATACATTCTAATCCGACATACTCGACAGGGAAATATACAGGTCTATGGAAACCAGTATCAGCACCCACCGCTACCGCACGAAGTTGGGCCGCTAATGCCACATGGGTCGGACCTGCCGCCTTCACACAGGCGGCTACCAGTATCGTCATTGACGAGCCGGGTATTTTTCATTCCTTCCCTCGCGATGGCAGCACCGCCATTCTCGACGTACTCAATCCTGATACTAGACAGCATGACGTTGTGTTCGCGACCAGCATAAGC